CAAGGTTCTGCAATGCCTCGATTTCATATCCCCCGACCTTTACCGGAGCAATAATGAGTTCTGCTGCAATCAGAATGTTAATGACTACCATGTCAAGCAATCGCCCGCAGTCACAAACACAATAATCATATGCACCGGAGACCTCCTCCAACGCCTCACGCAATCGTGTGACTTGATTGTCCTCTGACTTGAGCAGCAAATTCATGTCCGTTTTCATGAGATAGCCATTCGCCGGAATGATGTCAACGTGTGAATACTCTGTCGGGCGAATCAAGTCGCCTGTTTTATATGTACCTCCGACGCACTCATGTTTCTCAAGTAGTTCACTCATGCCGATTCCGTCCGGTTCATATACTCCGAACGTCTTTGATGTATCTCCCTGCGGGTCTCCATCTAACACAAGCACTCTTTTTCCCTGTTCCTCGCCTAACATATAGGCGATTGAATCGGATGTTGTTGTTTTTCCGATTCCTCCTTTTGGTGACATTACTGCAATAATTTTCATGTCTTTTCCTCCTGTTATTGTCCTGTTATAGATAAATTGTGTAATACAGTTTCATTTGCAATTCTTGAAATCTAAAATCCGGCGTTTCGTCCGGTTTTAACGGTGACATGAGATTCAATTCTTTCCATTTGCGATGTGTAATCTCCGGAACTGCTCTGAATCTTATGACCTTGTCATTTTTGTATTGCTCATATAGTTTGCAATTTGTATGACCGACCTCCGGTGCAAATAATGCAAGATACCCGACAAATATTTCCTCGTCGCCTTTGAATATCCGGAGCATGTTTGCACTCTCCAATGTGTCAATCAATTCCTCAAGCGTCATGACCTGCCTCCTTTGACTTTTCCATCCTTGAGGATGCTGTTGTTCGGGATGCTCATTTTGTTGTTGAAATCCTCCTCCGGGCAATAACACAACGCAAGATTCAAATATTCCTCAATAACTTTGATTGCCTCCTCTGCTGAATAGCAGGTTGCGACAAAATGTCCTGCTGCTGCCATGTCTGCAAGGAACTCTTTTTGTGTGTCCTGCTGCCTGTTATTTCCGAATTTCATTTCAACGAACAATCCGCAGTATGAGCCTTTCGGATATGGTAGACACAAATCAGAAACGCCCGCCTTGACACCCATCTGTTTGAATTTGACTGCCTCCTGCTTGTTTCTGCTGCCTCCGTTCGGTACATGGAACAACCACCTCAATTCCGGATAACGGTTCACATTCCAATTCGCCCATGACACGACATTGATTTGCTCTGTGTCCTCACTTCTCATTGCGTATTTCATATTCATCTGCATTCACCTCTCTTTTGCATATTTCGTAATATTCACATGTCAGACATAAATGTCTGCAATCCTTGACTTTGAGCATATGTCTGAATCTCTCTGCGACTTCTCTCATTTTCATCTGTCCTGCTCCTCCATTTCTAAAATCATGTAGGCGTGAATGAAAATGCTCTTGTGTTTCCTGCCGAACTGGTCTTTTGTCGGAGGTACTTCATGCATGTTCTCAATCGTTCTCTTTGCCTCCCACCATCGGCGTGTTTTCCCGTCTCTCGAAATCGGTTTGAAATGTACCTTGACCGTTCCCTTGACGACGGAAAACTGGTCTCTGTCTACCCGCAGGATGTCATCGAATCCCGCTGCCTTGACTGCTGCCTCTGCTTTTCGGAAATACCTCTCTTTCGATTCCGGTTTCCAGTCAAACCTCATTTCCCGACCACCTCCTCAATCTCTTTCATTCTCTGCATGATTGCCGTGTTGTATGAATAGACATATACGCCGTTGTTCCACAAATGTTCCCTTGCACCTCTTTCACCGTAGTTGTACGCTGCAAGTGCATCCTGCACCGTTCCGTATTTCTTGAGGAGATACGAGAGGAAATCAATCCCGACTTTCACATTCTGATATGGGTTCATGAGGTTGGTGCAGTTCAATTTCTGCATCCGGTCGGTGTGCCATTTCTCATATATCTGCATATATCCCTTTGAGTTCCCGTTGTCTCCGGTCTTGTCGAACTCATATCCGGATTCATACTCTATGATTGCCAATACAAGGGCATACGGAACATCGTTTTGCTTGCATAGACATCTTGTGTATATCTGCATTTTCTCCGGAAAATAGCCTTTGTCTGCATACTTCTCCGGCAGGTCGTAGAACACGAATCCCTCAAGGTCATCACTCCCCCAGTCCTCGGACATGGTATTAAACACCTTGTATTTGTCCTCGATGCTCTCTGCTGTCTGTGTCATTGTCTCCGGATTCTGCATCACTTCCGCTTGCGTCGTCTCCGATTCTTCCTCCTGCTGCTCCGGTTCTTTGACATTGAACAATATCACGCAAAATCCTGTCAGTAATACCGCAATCAATGTGATGTGAAACGCATTATACAAACCTGCTCTTTTCAATGCCCGTCTTATCCGTCTTATTCGTCTTTTCACCTGTCGACCTCCTTTTCCGCATTCGTGCATGTATATAAAACATGCAGTTAAAATCGTTGTAGTACACTTTTGCATTTGTGAAATCCATGTCCGGATACCACTTTTTCAATATCTCCGGAATGGAATCCCTATCCTTGACCATCTTGTCAACGAATGAGCCTATTTTTTTATAACTGCCTCCTGCTGCCGGACGTTTGGAATGAACGACCTTGATTCGTGGGTCTCTCAATCCCTGTGAACTGTTCCACCTCTTTTCCGACGGAACACGGTTCTTTTCCTCGACGATATAATTCGCCATACCGGACAGACCGTTTTCGTCCGTCTGCAATCGGCGAACCTCATTCCTGCTTGACTGTTTCCAACAGGATTCAACCGTCTCCATGTCTAACGCTCCATCCATGACAATGTGATGATGCCATCTGATTTCCGCATCCGGATTGTATGCGGTCACATAGACATATTTCGCATTCGGGAGACCTCTCTTTTTCCTCTGATAGTTGATGCGTCGGATGTACTTTTGCACATTCTTGATTGCTGCATCCACATCCCCGTCCGGTGGGAGATGCTCGTCATCATAGGTCAATGTCATCCAAATATCACGGTCGCTGAAATTCTCATTGATTAGCCTCTCAACATATTTCCGTGCATTCTTATCATTCAGATTCTTTTGAGCCTTGTTGTTGTCTTTCTTGATTGTCCTCCCCTCCGGAGGTACTTCATCCATGTTCCGGAACTGCGGATATATCTCAATTTCAAACTGGTCTCCTGCTGTTATCTCTTTTAAGGCATATATAACTTTCTTTCGATGTTGAAACAGGTTCTCAATGAACCATTCGTGCATGTCCTCCATCGCTTTGTTATATGCTGCCTCATAATCATACGGGATATATTGCATCCCTCTTTTTCTTGCCATCTGACACAATCCTCCTGTTATGTTTTCGTAGACTTGTTATTATCTATTACAAGGACGACAAAACCTCCGAAAACCCTTGATTTTATAGACCTTTTCGGTCTCTTTTCAAGTTGCTTTTTTGTGTCAGATTTGCTATAATATTTCTAGTGAATTTCAAGTCTGACACGACTTGCACCGGACATCTGCTCGCAACGGATGTCCTTTTTCTTTACTCAAAATCATAGTCGAATATTCTCTCGTCTCCGGAGAGAACAATGTCTCCGTGTTTTATGTATGCCTTGCATTTGAAAAATGTCTCTGAATGGTCGTGTGATTCCTCAACCTCCTTTTCATCAAGTTCCAACTCAATGACGCTCATTTGTCTCATTCCTCTAATCGCAAGAAACTTGCAAGCGTCAATCGGGTCTTTGCACATATAGACAACGCCATCCCACGACTTTTTGAGAACGCCCTCGGCGTATATCTTCATCATTGTTTCTTTTGGTGCTGCATGATAAAATCTCATTTTCTCACTCCTTTGCTGTTGTCTTTTATACGGTCGCAACCGCAAGTTCTCTTTTCTTGTCGCATCTTCCTCCTCTGCTCTTATCACAAGGACGACCACTGCAATGGCTGTCCTTTTTCTTTGCTCTCATGCTCCTGCTATGTACTGCCCCGCCGTTATGACGGGGCGTTTTCATTAAACGGCTGCAACCGCCTCTTTCTGTTCCCATCTGCGACGCTCCTCTGCTTTTCCTGCTGCCTTACCCTCGGCATACGCAGACATCACCATAATGGTCATTGACTTTCCCTCAAGGTCGTCGATGTTCATGAATTTTTCTGCCATGCTCTCAATCACTGCCTTTTTCTCGTTTCTCGTCATTTTTCAACACCTCCTCGGATTCGCTCAATCTCTTTTTCTATGTTCTTTCCGGAATAATCTGCAAGCAGTTTTTCCGAAATGTGATACGTCCAAATTGAGGACATCTGCACCGCCGTTCCTATCGGGAGTTTTCCCTGCTGCATTGCTACCCTCACGAATTGCGGTGACACATTGAGGATTGCTGCTGCCTCTGTCGGCAATATTCGTCCTATATTCATCTTATTTCCTCCTGTCGGTGGTTCTCTCGGTCTTTTCATCCCGTCCACCTCTTTTCCGGCAATGTACACCGTGTTGATGCTTTTCACATTAAAAATCATCGAAAACCTGTTGACCATCCACGCACTTTCTAGCAGGTGCGACCGCTGCCATGTTTCCCACGGTATCGCTGCACGATGTCTTTCGGCTTGCCATCGTCAGAGTGTCGGTTGCCATCCGGACACTGACGGGGCGACTGCTGCCCCGTTTCGGCTTTTAATATTTTCTCACCCAGTTTGATGCTCTCAATCTGTATTTATCATCCTCCCATATCTTTTCCATTAGTTGTTTGACCTCTTTTATATTTCTGACAAGTTCGTCTCTGTAACTCGTTGGTATTTCCTTTTCATCTTCAAACACAGGAATCCGCACCTTGTAATAAACTTTTCTTCCCTTGTATTGTTCATACACGCACAACCCTCTCCGGCTTGCTAAATCAATAACCTCTTGTTTTTTCATGTTTTCTCCTTAATAAACTGAATAATTTGCAAGTGCCTGTTCTAATAATTGAACTGATTTCATCTCGATTTCATATTCCTCTTTGCTTATCACCCCTAGTTCATAGTCAATTTTTGCATCTTTTTCATATCTGCTCGTTTCTTTATACATCATTGTTCTTTTTCTTTTTGTTCCGGATAACCATGGTATAACTTTCTCGCCTTTTCGCACTTTTTGTTTTATGTAACAAAAATATTCTCTTGTTTCGTCTGAAATTGTTTTTGTCATTCCGTTTCCTCCTGTCTTATAAAGGACAAACAGTGCTGTGTCATCTCGCTCGGTTGATTCTTCCACTTAACGATTTCTTGTTGTAGGAGTAAAGTGTTGATTGGCTCAACCTGTTCAGCTTTCTTCAAATAGTTCCAAACACTATGCTTTCTTGTCCTATCGTTCCTGTTTTCTTCAACTGCTTTGACGGGTCATGTTTATTCTTCACACGCTCTGTCTGCTATCCGGCAGCATGACCACCATGTCACTTGCGTGTAGCCCTATCGCTTCACCCGTTCTTTCCTGCTTGCTGTTGTCCTTGAATACATAATATGCGTCTTTGACAACTTTGTCAACAGTTTTTTGTATTCTATGACAACTTTTTTATTGCATTTTATATCTATGGGTGTTATGATTCATGAAAAGGAGGTGTTTACATGACACAAAATGAGCGTGTAAAGGAAGTCAGAAAAACACTTGGTCTCACGCTTGAGAAATTCGGTGAGCGTATTGGTGTTACAAGAGGCTCAATGTCCAATATAGAAAATGGCAACCGTAATCTCACCGAACAGATGACAAAATCTATCTGCCGTGAATTTAGTGTTGACTATATATGGTTGACTACTGGTGACGGTGAGATGTTCGTTGATACCGACGATGATTTCATCGAAAGAATTGACCGCATCATGGTAGGTGAGGACGATGCCCGCAAGAATCTTTTCAAGGCATTACTTGAGGCAAGCGACGAGGACATCGCAGCATTTCAAAGAATCATAGATTTATTTGCATCAAAAAAAGACTGACAGTCTTTCAACTGCCAGTCTCATGGGTGTAGAGATACAACACGAATTTGTATATCCGTTTGAGGATGCGTTCGTTTTGTATCTTTCCGACTATTTCGACAATAGCCTCTTTGTAATTCAAGGGAGACACCACCCCCTTTCCGAATTGCATTGTATCATATATTTCCATGATTGTGGAAATATCGAGGTTGATTTCCATAATCATGGAAATCGTTCCTCCTGCTGCCGGAATCCCGCTGCATTATGGTACAATTATTTGTATTCGGATTCAAACAGGTCGGTGATGTTCACGCCTAATGCAATCGCTATCATTTCAAGTTGAAACAATGTCGGTGACACCTTACCATTTTCGATGTTGTTTATCGTAGATTTTCCGATTCCGGATTTCTTCGATAACTCCATCAATGTGAACCCTTTTGAGGTTCTCACTTCCCACACAAGGATTTTCATTCTGCTCACCTCCTCTCTTGAGGAAAGTTTACAGAATGTTGATTTTATAAAGAAACGGAGGTGTGTTCATGAAATACGGTGTCAGAAAACCAAACATCAAGAAAAGCATTAAGGCAAGAACAACAGGAAAAGTCAAACGGCAGGTCAAAAAGGCGGTCAATCCCCTTTATGGTAAAAAGGGAATGGGAATCGTCAACGACCCGAAAAAGGCAGCATACAACGTAGTGTATAACAGAACTACCGTCGGCGTGTCCGACATTGCAAAAGGATTGACGACTGCAAACGGAAATCCTGCTGCATCCAGTTCAACAAATGCACCGCAGAAAAAGGAATACTCTGCAAATACATACAGTGTTTGCGGAATCCTCATGATTGTTCTCGGTGCTGTCCTTGCACTTTTAGGATTGATTCTATTGCTTGCTGTTCCGGTTGCCGGAATAATTGCTGTTGTGGTCGGTGTCGCATGTGTTGTCATTGGTCGCAAGTATAGAAAAGTCGCAAAAGAACGCCGTGCAAATGAATAATGCACAACAAAAAAGACGACCCACGCTGCAACGTGAATCGCCTTTGTGAAACCTCCGTCTCATGCTCCTGCAAAAAGCACCGACAGAATGTTCCTGCAAACACCATTCTATCATAAAACCGTGCTTTTTGCATTGGTTTTATTTTTTATACTCTTTTTTAGGATGGTGATTTTATGAAACTACCGAACGGATTCGGAACAGTTTACAAGTTATCGGGAAATCGCCGGAATCCTTATGTCGCCAAAAAGACAAAAGGATGGGAAAACGACCCGAAAACAGGTAAATCAAAACAATTATATACGGTCGTCGGATATTACCCGACCCGCAAAGAGGCATTGACCGCACTTGCGGAGTTCAATGCAAATCCTTATGATGTGAATGCTGCAAAGGTTACATTCGAGGATGTATATGAGCGATGGTCTGATGAACATTTTCCGACTGTCAGTGATTCCAACGTCAAAGGCTACCGTGCAGCATGGGCGTTATGTGATAAACTTGCACGGATGCGTTTTGTTGATGTAAAACTCGACCACCTGCAAATGGTCGTTGATGAATCCGGCAAAAATTATCCTACACTCCGGAAATTAAAAATATTATTCGGTCTGATGTACAAATACGCTGTGATTCATGAGATTATTCCAAAAGAACGAAACCTTGTCGAATACCTCGACATTAAAAAGGCGGGCAATCCCAACGCATACAACCGTGAACCGTTCTCAAAAACAGAGGTTGCGAAATTATGGGATGTCAAGGATTCAAATATATATTATACTGTCATCCTCATGTTGATATATAGCGGATGCAGAATCGGCGAACTCCTCGACCTCAAGAAAGAAAATGTGAACCTTGAGGAAAGATATTTCAAGATTGTCGCCTCGAAAACTGCTGCCGGAATCCGTACTGCTCCAATCTCCGAAAAGGTTTATCCGTTCTTTGAATACTGGTACAACCTCAATGATTGTGAATATCTCCTCTCTACTCCGGAGGGTGAACATTTCAAATACCGGAATTATTATGATTCGTACTGGTCGCCACTTATTGAGACCCTCGGAATGAAACACCGCCCTCACGATACCCGTCACACATGCATTTCCATGTTGACGGTTGCCGGAGTGTCAGACAAGGTCATCAAGAAAATTGTCGGTCATAAAGGGCAGGGTGTGACAGAGGTCGTATATACACATTTTGAAATTGAGGAACTGATTGACGCTATCAACAAAATATAGAGGTGTGCCATGAATAGAACTGAATACAAAAACAATTTCGGGCGTGAGCATTACGAACGAATCAATCTCGTTGTACCTAAAGGCATGAAAGACATCATCAAGGCTCTTGCATCCAGTAAAAGGATGTCGGTCAATGCGTACATGCAAGACCTTGTCAGAAAAGACCAATGCGGTTTATTTGATACAATGCAGATTGCAGAAAAGAACAGAGAAATGATTTCCGGAATCACCGGAAACATGCACGACGGATATGACATCATTTTCAAGGACGGCCATTCCTGCCATTGCCGGACGAAAAAGGATGTCCGGTCATGTATCATTGAATATTGCAACGAAAAGGGCGATTGATTCGTCCTTTTTTTATTGCAAAATGTGTCTTACATAAGACTTTCAATGTCTTACACAAGACAAGGTTTTTCGTGTTAGTTACCTGTTAGTTATGTGTTAGTTACCGTTGAAATTTCGTGTGTTTTTGTGGTGTCTGATAGATTTATCGGAATATAAAGAAATCCCCGAAAACTCGATGTTTTCGGGGAAATTTGCTCTTTTCTGATATTCGATTGAATTATCTCTTTGAGAACTGAGGAGCTCTACGAGCTGCTTTGAGACCGTATTTCTTACGCTCTTTCATACGTGG